TCAAGCCTTGTATCGCTTGTCCCGGCATTCCAGCTTGTCTTCTAAATATCTTACCCGGATATATTTCCATAGACTGTCCACCAACTAAAGCAGACTCATCTACATCAAATACCAAAGAACCAGCCATTGCTAAATTATCTACAGCCATTCTTGCATGACCGTTCATAATCTGTTGACTGTCATCCATATTCTCTGCTACACCAATACCAAAGAAGTTATACGGATTTCTTTCGTATGGGAAAGCATGATAAGGTATTCTATATGGAGTGAATGGATTGATTACAGCTCTTAAAAGTTGGTCTCCACATATCCATACGTTTACTTGAACTTCATCTAAATCATCTATATCATCATCAAGTTCAACACCTACTTCTCTAGCGTACTCTGCATCCATGATACCCCAGTACTCAATAACTTCAAAGTTATTATGATATGCTTCATCCATTCTAGCATCATCTTTTAGAGAAGATTCAAAATCTTTTTCTACATAGTTTGGACCTAATTGAATACAAGTTCTAATTGCATCCTCATCAAAGTAAGGCATGTTACGTAGTTGCCTTAATTGACTTCTGTTCATTTTATGTCTATGGATTACATATTCACATTCATCCATATTAGTTGCTGATGGGTCAGGATAAAAATCCCAGCAACTTACAAATTCTATTCTTGGTACTCTAACTTCAAGTGGGTTATAAGTTCTGTTACCTTCTTCATCTGTATCCCACTTATGAAGTTTCTTGTTAAAATTAAAAGGTCCTTTAACAATACCAGTACCTAATAAAGCTGCTTCAAGTAAAGCATTACGTATTTCTGAAGAACCGTTTGACTCATCTATTTGGTCATGGATAAGTTTCTCCATTCTTCGTGCAGCTCTTTCAGCAGGTTTTAATTCTATTGCTTGTGGGTCAGCACTTGTACCGTCTTTTAAAATACCAGCATCTTCAGCTTGGTCTTCAATAGAATCTTCAAATATACCGTTGTAAAAACTAGCACCGGGTTTTAAAGTTCTACCGTCACCTTCATATCCAACATCATAAGGGCTGTCTATTCTGTTACCAATATCATCTGGTATTTCACCTTCTGTAGTTTCTATTCCCGGTACAGGATTAGAAGTATCAAGGTGTGCATAATCTGTTTCGCCTTCAGGTATTTTAGTTTCTGCTATACCAATAGGAAACTTACCTGTACCAAAGATAACATCAACAAGTTGACCAAAAGCAGCGAGTACTTTTGTTTTAGTTATCTTTACAAAGATTCTAGATTTTTCAGAATCTCTAAACTTAATGGACTTGTTATAAAGACCTCTGTAGTTTTCGTAAGCTTGTAACCATCTTCTTTCATCGGTTTCTCTAGCATCTTCTGCTTGAGCATATCTACCTTTGATAATACCAATAAGATTTCTACGCTGGTCATCAGGCAGTGTTAAATTTTTACCAGACTCACCTTCTACTTCTTCGTAGATATTATCAGCATTTAAAAATGTATTGTCTTCTGCCATATTAATAACCAAATGTAGAATCTACTGGTTTGTACATCTCACGTTTTAAACCTCTAATCCTTTCTAATGGGCTTTCCATTCTTGGTCTGCTCATAATCATATAACGTAAAGCATCATATGCGTGGTCAGAAGCATGTGTATCTACATCTTCTGGATTAGTTTTAGATAACGGTATAGACTGTAATTCTCTTATTAAGTTCGGACATGTATTAAATATCTGTAACTTAGGTCTACCGTTTTCTCTAACCTTTAAATACTCGTGTATTTGTATTTTACCTTGTATTCTATTCTTATCAGCTCGTCTTAATTTATGACCAGCTCTTACTAAACTTTCTCCTACAGTTGGACCAGTTGTACCTGTATTTGCCCAAGCTGCAGTATCTAAAACCCCATTTACCGAAAAAGGGTCTTCTGTTTCCATATCTGTTATTATACTAGCTAATTCGTCACCTGTCAAGCCTTTTTTGTATAATTCTCTATAAATTATCAAAGTATTGTCGTTCATGTCCATAATTCCCCATAAACAACAACTTTCTGAAGCATAACCATAGTCAATACCTTTTACTCTTTCCCAGTGTACAGGAAGTGCAAAAGGAGTGATAACATGTACTTTAGGGTCAAATTCTGTAAATGCTGCACCTTCTGCAACATCCCAGTTACCTTCTAAAAGCTGTTGTCTTTGAGTGGGTGGTAAAGACTTAAGCATTTGTTCATAAACACCGTCTTCAGACAGATATGGGTTATCTGCTAGTTTAGCAGGAATAAACTTTCTTGTAAGACCATCACTACCTATAAAGCTTTTATTAGACTCATTTGGTTCTATGTATCGATTTTTAACCCAATGTGACCCAACACCTCCGGGGTTAGCAGTACAGCGTAAGTAAGTTTTAATTTCTGGGTCAGTTGTTCTAAGACGTGAAGCAAGATAGTTCCAACTAAACTCTGTTGGTAAGTGAGTTATTTCATCAAAACCTATCCAGCTATATGCTTGTCCTTGATATCTATATACGTCTGCATCTCTCTCAAGGAATCCAAACTCAACCTTTGCACCGCTTGGAAAGTTCCAAAGTTTTTCTACTTCTCTAAATTTAGCACCGGGAAAAGCTTGTGGATATAATTCACGAGACTTATCAATCATCTCTCGTAACTCTGGCATAGACCTTCTAAGTATTAAAGCTCTGTGGGCTTTCCTATGAGCATATCTTAGTGGGTCAACTAACATAGCATAAGATTTACCACCACCAGCAGCTCCACCGTATAATACATCTTTCTCACCAGCAGCAAGAAAGTCTGTCTGTGGACCTTCATTTGGATGAAAAATAACCTTAGAATCTTTAAGTATTTCTTGTACGCTAGGTGCAACTTGTTCTAATTCTTCATTAGTAACTATATTATCTGTAGTTTTTTCTGTAGCCTTTTTAATTACTTTTTCTTCTGTTTTAAGTTTTGATTCTTTATAGGCTAGTTTCTTTTTGGCTTTAGCTAGTTCTTTTTTGTCTCTAGCTAACTTTTGTTTTCTTTTAGTCTCTTTAGAGTATTGATATTTATTATTAGGAGGTATGTAAGTATTTTTTATTATTTTAGATAAACCTACATGAGTTATTTTTCTTCCTGTTTCTTCTGTTATAAGCTCTGCAGCTTTTCGTAAAGAATACTCTTCATTTACAACAGAATCTATGTATTTTTTTAGGACTTTGAGTTCTGATTCTATAGGTTCTAAATAACCTTGAATATGACTAAGTTTGTAACCAAAAGGAATAGTTACACTTTTTTTCTTAATATAACCTTTTGGTATGTTGTCGGACATTAGTTTACTTTTCTGTAAGCTCTTGTTTTTCTTGCAATAGACTTTGGTTGTTTAACAAATTGTCTACCTTTTTTTGTTCCCTCTCTTTTTGCTTTAGTTGTTCTGGCGTATTCTTCTGCTGATAGTGCCTTAATAGCCTTCTCTGGGAGATACCTTTCCCCTGTTTCTGACGATTTCTTACCACTTTTGGTACGCCATTTTTGTTTGGTCCAAGCCCTAAGACTTCTTTGACTTTTTGCTAATGCCATGTTTTTTTAATATTTTTGCTTGTGCAGTTTTACTGAGTTCTTTAAAATGAAACAAAGGCTTACTTGTTTTAGTATGAGTTTTACCTGTATGTATTTTACCGTTACTCATAGCATGTTGATTGCCTTTCCATTCGGTACCGTCTCTAAGATAGTGTCCTTGAGACTTCCAGCTTTTTGAAGTTTGTTTAGCCATTTTTCTTTTTCCTCGTTTTACCAGCTTTTGAAAGTGCTATAGCTACAGCTTGTTTCTGTGGCTTACCTTCTTTTTTTAATTTACGTATGTTAGTAGATATTGTTTTTTTACCTTTTCCTTTTTGTAGTGGCATTACTTATATCCTCCACCTTTAGCTTTGTATTCTTTGGCAAGAAGCTGGGCTTTTCGAGCTGACCATTGCCCGGCTTTACCACCCTTGGTACCAGCTTTAATCTTCTCGAAAAGCCTCTTACGCATAGTCGGCTTCGTATAGTTACCGGCTTTATTTACAGTCGACTTTTTTTTAGTCGTTGTTTTTCTTGGCATCTTTGTCCTCCTTTTTAAAGATTCTATCCCAGTTCTCACTAAACTCATCACGAGTTATATGTCCGGGTTTACCTTGATTACGTCTCATAGACAATCTACTGTTTTGTTTGTGTAAGGCTTTGAATTTAAAGTGTCCTGCGTGTGGCATATTATTTTATAAATGTTTTAATTATTTTTTGTAGTCTTGAACATTTCATAAACTTATGAAACTTTTTAAAATATTTCTTCATACTATTATTTTACCATTTAACCTTGTCAGCCCAATAAGCTGCTGACATTTTTCCTTTCTTAATATTCTTACGGTGTCTAGCTTTAAAAGATGCTCTTTTCTTTTTCATTCTGTCTGACTCACCTGCTTTAGGTTTACCAGCAGTCTTAGCACCTTGTTCACCAAATCTAATAGTTTTTATTTTATCACCTTCTTTAGCCACAACAACGTGTGACTTCTTAGGGTGATTAGGAGTTCTTTTAGGTTTATTATAACCTGATACTCCAGCTCTTTCTAGTCTTGGGTCTTTTTTGCTCATTTAATGCACCATTTTCTTTTCTATTTTTACTTCGTGTTGTAGTTCTTGGATTTCTCCTAAAACCAACAAACCGTATTGGATGGCTATTCTATTTGCTTCTCCAACTGTTTCTGCTTTGATGTAGGGTCCTATAGAGGCTCTGTCATCCATATCAACATACTCAGTTATCCAAAGTTTCATAGTCTCCATCCTCTGCTGAGATATCAATCGTTTGTTTTTCAGGTAATATAAATATACCGCCTTGAACATTATGATTAATATCCAGTCTTTCTTTCTTACCTAAACCAACTCTATCAAGAATGGTCTGAGCTGCTTGTAGCTTTACATTGGCTTGTGGGAGGGCTTTATCGCTTTCTAAAACCTCAACAAGTTTAAATGCTGCTAAAGGGGCTTCCCTTGCAAGTACGTCACTGGCTAAATCTACTATTTCCTGTTTAAGAGATTGAATTACTTGGTAGTGATTGCCTGAATACCCTGCAAGTTCGGCTGAAAGTTTTAAGTTTCCTTTAGTCTCTATGATGTTATTAAGGAAACTTTGTTGTTTTTCTGTCAGTTTTCTTTTCTGTGTTGTTGGTAAAGACATAACCATATTATATAGTATTATATAGAGTTTGTCAAGCTTTATAAAATATTTTATGAAAGACTTGACAAAAGTGATTTTGAACTATATAATAACATTAAGTGTGCCGGGGTTGAATACATATCTACAGGGTCATTCTAGACCTATTAAACCCGACCTAACCTGCCAAAACCCTACCAAACCTTTTGAAGTTTCCAACTGAAAATTACCAAAAATGTATAAGCACTAGTATATATATATGGGAGGGGGTGGGTGGCTCTTGCCTACCCCATAAACTTTACAAGTTTAACAAGATTTCCAAAGCAATCTCCAAGTTAAAGTCTTACTTAGACTTTAAAAGCTTTACAGAGCTTACCAAGTTTTCCAAGAACTAAAGACAAGTCTTTAAAGTTCTGTGAAGTTTCCAAGATTTTCAGAGAAAATAAGTCTGTAAATTATAACTCTACAAACTCTAAAGAGTTTACCAAGCTATAACGCATTCTAAAGCCTTCAGAGAGCTTTTTAACCTATGGTTAATGGTAACCTTCACCTCATGTAAACAAGTCCTTGTGAAAGCTCTAAAGAGCTACGTAAACTTGTCACAGGTGGTAAGAGGCGTGTAAATGCATTGAAGTCTTTAAAAGACTTTAGGGAGGTTAAAAAAAACCCCTCGAATGAGGGGCTTTGTAGAACTACAGAGTAGTTTTAGCCAAGACTTACAAGTTTCTTGTAAGACCTCATAGCCTTCAAATCTGCACTAGGCAAAGCCTTCATGCTTAAGATTTTCACGACTTGACCTTGAGTCAAAGGCTTCGCCTTGTCGTTGAGTCTTGACACAAAGTGTCCATGAATTGTTCCCCACTTGATGTCCTTCGGACAACCTTTAGCTTTCGAGAATTGCTGTGCAATTTTACGTACCATGCCATAGGAAGCTTTAGCTTCAGGGTTCTTAACTTCAAACGTAGTTTGTTGTGTTGTGTTTGTCATAATTTTCGTCCTTGCCCTTTAGGGCAGTTATTTCAACCCGTCATTGGATTGCCATTACATAGTAATTCGATTTGCAAAACATTGTCAACACATTTTCGTGTGTGATTTCTCCTACGCATAATGCCTGTGGAAACAGGCGTAAAATTAGCAACCCTTCAAAATAGCCCCAAAAAACACCACGAAACCTATCTAACCTCGCAAAGTCGTTTAAGACTTTGATTTCCCCTGTGAAAGATTACACACATGATTACGCCTACATGCCTGTAAAACTTTATATCATGATACGTATGGAAAGGCGTATAAAGTTTTATTTACGCCTAGCCTGTAATATTTGTTTTTATGTGTGCCTTCCTACTTGACAAGCTCGACAGCAGTCTCTAAGCTAGTTGGGGCAATCAGCAATGTCGCTGAATGCTTCATCACAGGAAAATATTATGGAAAATTTAGTTCATGCAATTAGCGAAACACGTATGGAAAGACTGCTCAGTCCGAAGATGTCTGACCACTATTACACACACTTTCAAGGCAAATATGGTTATCGACCTTACGAAGTAAAAGTAGGTAGAAAGTGGGTAACCATGAAAAATCCCTCTCACAAAGTGAGAATGCCACTAGCGAAATATAAAGTTCATGCGTTTTTACAATGGCGAAGAGATGCCATGACTGATGCTTCCTGTAAAGTTTATAACGAAACAGGTAAATATGCTAGACCAAGAGCATGGTGGAAAAATTATGGTTTCACTAGCAACCCTAAAGATTTCGATTATGAGCCAAGCAGACTAGCTTGGTAAGGAGAAAATTATGAAAAATATAAAATTTAAAAATTATGTTAGCCACAAAAGTCCGATTGATTACGTAATAAGTTTGTTAAAATTTTGCTATGACTCAGATATTTCTGAAAATAAACATCATTTACCTTTAACAAGAGAAAATTTATCTATGTTTTCTGAAACAGAAAAAGATGAAGTATTGTTATGGCTAATAAACAACAAATAAAATTGTGTAAAGTATTTTATGTTTATGCTTTACATGTGTACTTTCACTTGACAAGCCCTACAGCTTTTGCTATTGTGGTGGGGCAATCAACCAATGGAGAACAGATATGGAACGATTAAAACAATTAAACTTTAACACAAACGATATAGAAACAGAGCAGTTGCTTGATATGTTTCAAGACGATGAACAAGCTCAAACAGAACATGTAAATATTTTAGACTTTTGTTTAGATTTGGAAGCGAATGAGCTGATTGATGACGAACAATTTAATTTTATGGAGATATAATTATGAAAACACCTTGCAAAAATCCGAATGGATTACAAAATATGGCAACAATTGTCGACTCTAAAACACGTAAAGCTGTAAAGTTTAATAGCTTGGATAAGGCAAAAGAACACCTTAAATCAAAGGGTTATAGGTTTAGACAAGCCTTTAATTTCAAAGAGGATAGGTCTATGATTTATCAGGGTAGATTTGGTTGGGTTAAAATATACTCATCTAAAGATTACTTAAATAAAACTACTATGGAACAGGGAACTGTTTGGAACATAGTCAAAATATAAGCATGTAAATAATTTACATACACACTTTCACTTGACAAGCCCTGCTGTTTCTAGTAAGCTGTAGGGCAACTAATAGCCTATTAAGGCAAGGAGATATAAATGATAACAAAATTTAAACACACACCAATAACAAACAACGATACTAATTATTTTGCTTTGTCTTTAATCGATAGAGGTCTTGCAGATACTAGAGCTTTAGCAATTACCAAAGGTCTTGAAGAAAATAATTGGGACAGAGTTGTATCAGCAATATTAAATTGCGATGGTTTTAACTTTCCAAGACTACTTAGAATTGAGCCTAGACTAATTCATTTGGCTTTAGAAAAAACTAACGATAATGCTTTAAGAGAAAGATTAGAGCAGTATCAAACAGCTTAAAAGGAGATAGATATGAGAAAACTAATACATAAGTTATTAGGTATTGATGGCTACTATGATTTTGTAAAAAAGATATTAGTAACTGAAGCTAGAATAAGAGATTTAGAAATACGAGTTGATGCTTTACAAGATTCATCTGATGACTTAAAATATGAGCAAGAAAACCTTGAATATAATTTAGGTGAACTTGAAATTAGAGTAGATGAAATAGAATCTATTGATATTGAAAATCTTAAAGACGATTTAAAGTATGAAGTAAATTCATTGAAAGATGAAGTCAATGAAGTATTATCAAACTTTGAAAGCATGACAGAAGGCTATACAGTCTCTGTTAAATTAAACCCACCATTATAAGGAGATATAAATGGCTAAATATGTATATGGTAAACGTGATACTAAAACTGTAAAATCTATCTATGATAGAGCTACTATAGGCGAGAAAGCAATTTGGAACTTTGCTAATTCACTTGGAGCAAATATAGTTAGAGTGAAAAAAATAAAAGAAAGAAACGAAATTACTGTAGGAGATACTTTTGTAGGGTATCATTCAGGTAAAGTTTCAATCTATCAACAAAAAGATAATCCTTCAAAACCTCTTAGTTTTGTTAGACCTACACCACTAGGTAAGGACAACAAAGGTATGCAGATACTTGAAGTGGCTGATAATCTAAATGTCCAAGAAGTTTTAGAAGCTCTCAAAGACTACCAAATTTTAATGACTGGTAATTTCTTTGGAAGAATGAAACTTAGATTTGCTAGGTTGTTTTCTTAGAAGATACCTACTTTTGCAGACATGGGTTTTGAGGCAAAAAAAACTCATTCAAAATTTTAGTGTTTAACGAGCCTATCGTAAAATCCTGAAGTCTGAGCCATTATAAATCCTAGATTAAATTCGGGGATATGGAGTGACGAAGTAGGTCATAGGTTGAGAGTTGGAGTAAGTGCTAGAAACCGTTTTCCAACACACTAAAACAAAGTCCTTGCCCTTGTTTACTCATGATGCTAAACGAGGGTAAGGCATTTAATTTTAACTAAAAATATATGGAGAATATTATGAGTACAGAGGGAACTTACTTAATAGAAATAGAAAGACACTACATAGCAACTATTGAAGTTGACGCTGATAGTGAAAGACAAGCGATTAGATATGCACATAGTGATGAAAATCAACACATAGCTAATAGAAATGAAGATTACTTTTATCACTTTGAGGACTTGCTACACAAACCAACAGTAGTAAGATTTAAAAGCTATGAAGAACAATATCCAGAGGAGGACTAAAATGTTTGATGAAATATTAGAATGTGTTATCTGTGAGGGTGACATAGAACAAAAGAAAACAGAAGATGGTAAAGTATATTGGAATCAAGGAGAAAATGCAGAGCCTTATGCAGAGGGTAGATGTTGTTCTTACTGTCATTCAGTATTTGTTTTACCTAAAAGAATGGAGAACCTATGAGCTATAAATTACTAAGTTTTAATAATCCAAAGACTAAAAAAGGTGAGGTAGTAAGTGATTACTTAACTGCTATCATGCATCTTAGTCCAATCAATACTAAGATATGTCCATATCAAGATATTGCAGGGTGTAAGGAAGCCTGTCTGAATACAGCAGGTAGGGGTGGCATTATAAAGAAAGGTGAGACTACTAATGTCATACAAGAAGCTAGAAAACGTAAGACTAAATTGTTCTTGGAAGATAGAGATACTTTCATGGACTATCTGATTACAGACATTACAAAGTTTGTAAGATACTGTAACAATAAAGACAAGCTTCCTTGCATAAGATTAAACGGAACAAGCGACATACAATGGGAGACTATTGAAATCAATGGGCAGAATATTTTTCAGATGTTTCCTAATGTTCAGTTCTATGATTACACCAAGATACCTACAAGAAAAGTATCTGATTATAAAAACTATCACTTGACATGGAGCTACTCAGAAGCTAACATGAAGTATGCAAATTGGTTTGACAAGATTGCATACAACATAGCAGTAGTCTTTAATGGTAATATGCCTATACATTTCAAAGGCAGAGAGGTAGTCAATGGAGATGAAACAGACTTAAGATTTTTAGACAAACAGAATGTTATTGTAGGTCTAAAAGCAAAAGGCAAAGCACGTAAAGATATGAGTGGCTTTGTGATACATACAGCATAGGAGGTAGTATGATAACAATTGAAAAAATAAAAGACATTGCAAGAGAAATTATTGCAGATGATGGGTGGGTAAATGATAGTCACACTGAAAGTGAACATCATGGAGTTATAGTAGGACTATACGAATTGATTGAGAAACTAGGTGGAACTACAGATGATATGCCACGTAGTAATGAATGGAGATAACATGAAAACTTATAAAGTATGTACGAAATGGATTGGCTATTCTGAAATAGAAGTAGAAGCTAATTCACCTAAAGAAGCGGGAGAAAAAGTTTTAGCAGGTGAATATGACATAACTAGAGAAGCTTCTACAGGCGGAGACCTTGACTATGGCTTTGAAGATGAAAAAGTTTTAGAAGTAGAGGAAGTAAATGATGAAGAGTAATGAATATACACCCGCTAATAAAAAGACTTTAAACTTAAGATTTAATATGTCTTATTTGGACAATGCGATAGGAGATTGTTCACAAGAAGTAAAGGAATGTATTGATAATATGTGGGATGCAATAGCTGAACTAGAGGAGAATATTAATGAGCAACATAACTAACGAACAAACATTAGAACAAATATTTGATGAAGTTCTTGAGCATGACTCTCAAGGTTTACTTGAAGATGAAATAGAAGAAATTTGTTATCTGTATGATTTACATGCTGATGATGACAGGGATGAAATACTAGGCTTCATAGCTGAAAGTATTTTTTATAATCACAATAAATAAAAGGAAAAATATGAAAGCAATACTAATAAATCCACACGAAGAAACAATTACTGAGGTAGATTATTCAGGAAACTATAAAGAAATCTATAGCTTTATAGACTGTAGAACTTTTGATTGTGTGAGACTTACACCCCATGAAGATATGTATATTGATGATGAGGGTTTACTTATAGACAATCAAAGATACTTTAGAATGTTAGAGATTGGTGCTAACTATGCAGGTAAAGCATTGTTACTATCTCATAATGATGAGGGAGAAACAAAGGCAACTAACTGGACTTTACAAGATGTAAAAGATATGGTAGAATGGTTGCCCGAAGGACACATTGAACAGCCTTACATGGAGTTTGTAGCATTATGACACAATATAAAGATGCATTAGAAAAACGTAGAGAAGAACTAAAAGAAGAACAACTTGATAACGAGGTAAGTTTTATAGAAGTAGTTTTTAAAGAAGGTAAATGGCAAAGAGAAACTACAGGATATAAAAGCGGTAGAAGAGTTGTAAAATATAACGATAAAAGGAAGAAGGATATAATAGAATGGCTGTAAAATCAAAAGCATTCTCATCAACTCATACATCAGCTACTGGTGTTAGAGGTAAGAGAACAAGTCAAGGTAGAGGTAATGTTGGCTACTCTACCATGAATAAAAATAGAAAAGCTAACCATAAAAAATATAGAGGGCAAGGAAAATGAAAGTAAAATATTTAAAAAATAAAATAGTAATTGAAACAAGTAGAGAAGATTACAACGACTTAGTAAAAAGAATTAATCAACTCAATAGAATACTTAATACATTACACGAGATAAATGATTTGTATTTATCAGACATTACAACTCTTGAAAAATTAAAGTATGAAGTTGTAGACTTACTTGACTTAGGTTGGAGTAGTGATAACTATAGATATGTTGTGCAAGAGGAGGACAAATGATAGGCGAACTAATAGGACTAGGATTTGTAATACTATTTATGTTAGTATCTTTGACAGCAGTTGGATTTATAATAGCAGATAGGGATTATGACAAGAAAAGAAAAGACAACTGATTGGTATTTGAAATGGGTTGCAAGTTGTTTTATAATACTAGCAATCTGTTTCAGGTCAGTACAAGAGTTTCCTGAAGTAGATATTATACTAAGCTTTATAGGTTGTTTTTTATGGACTCTAGTAGGCTTGATGTGGAACGATAGAGCATTAATAATATTAAATGCAGTAGCAACTTTTGTATTGCTAACAGGTATAATTAAATTATTTATTTAGGAGGGAACTATGAACATATTTTATTTTGATGAGTGTCCAGTCAAGTCAGCAGAAGCACAGCCTGATAAAATGCTAGTGAAGATGCCACTTGAAACTGCACAGATGTTATGTACAGCACATAGAGTGTTGGACGGTGATGACTATGCAGATTCTTATGGACTTTACAAAGAAGCATACAAGAATCATCCTTGTACTATTTGGGCAAGAGAGTCAAGCAGTAATTACTCATGGTTGTACAGACATTTTTTAGCACTTGGTATGGAATATAACTATAGATATGGTAAGACTCATGCAAGTATTACTAAACTTGAAGAGCCTTTAAGCAAGATGCCAGACAATATTACACATACAAGCATGACACCACTTGCACAAGCTATGCCTGACGAGTATAAAAACAAAGACCCCATAGTAGCATATAGAAATTATGTTATACATGAAAAACATTATGCACAGTGGAACAAGAACAGAGAACAACCAACATGGTGGAGACTATAATATGTACGAAGGATATAAAAAATTAAACAAAGATGAATATCGAGAATTTGAAAATTGGATACGAGAAAACAATCAAGAACTATACGAAAACAAAATAGCCTACGAAGTTAGGTGGAATAAACATGAGTATTATGTTAAACTTTGTGATGAAAATATATATACATTGGATGATATAATGCTTGACATCAATAACAACTTAGGGTATAATACACCCAATTAAACAGCCAAAACCAAAAGGAGGTTATATATGGCAGTATTAGAAGGAAAAGCCTACTGGGCTTCAGTAACGACACCAAACACTACGTTTGAACCTGTGTATACAGTTGATTTAGTAGTGAATGATGATGTTGCAAATGACTTTGAGGCTCGTGGCTTTAAAGTAAAAAACTTATCCATTAAGGATGATAGTGGTGGTGAAACCTCTGTTGGTAGAGCCTTAACAATTAAAAGAAAAGTGAATGGACCAAATGGCATGGTAAGAAATGCACCTAAACTTTTTGATAAGAATAAACAACCTATGGATGATATTGTAGGTAATGGTTCTACTGTTAAAGTTCAATACAACGAGTGGGAAACTGATAATAAGTATGGTAAGTTCAAAGGTTTGGACTTTCAAGCCATGCAAGTATTAGATTTAGTAGCTTTAAAAACTCAAGACGGTTCTGAGTTAGACCCTTATGGGGACGGTGAGGAATTTTAATATGATTATTACTATTAAAAATGATGAAGGTGTCGTAAATTACGATGTAAATAATATTAAAGATGAACAAATACAAAACAATGCTCGTATTACTATCAATAAAGTAGGCACATTGGAAGTTCATTTAGAAGCTTTAAACTTTGCCAGTCAGGCACACAGAAACAATCTTGAAACCCTCTTAAAAGATTGTCCTGAAGCTGTGGTAGAGGTTGAAGAAGAAAGTGTTGATGAGGAAACTTCTACTGAAGAATAATCTCGACATAGATATCTCCATACTAAGCCACTCTCGTAAAACAGGGTGGCTTTCTTATTTTAAACGAGGGTAAATATATGCAAGAACAAAGTAAATTCGTAAAGTATCACGTTCCTTGTCACGAATGTGGTAGTAAAGATGCAGTGTCTGTAAACGCAGACGGGTCTGCAAAATGTTTTAGTTGTGACAAATTTTATACAAACTATGAGGGAAAAGTAACACACATGACAAACTATATTCAACAATCAACACCAAAACCTAGCGTAAATGCACATGGAGGCATCTTTGCAAAGCTTACTGATAGAAATATATCTAAAGAAACAGCTCAGAAGTATGGTGTTAAAGTTGTTTATGATTCAGCAGGACAACTAGCTCAACATCTTTATCCGTTTTATATTAATCATGAGCAGTGTGCTACAAAAATTAGATATGTAAGAGATAAAAGGTTTGCTTTTGAAGGAACAATACAAGACTCAGGTTTATTTGGACAAAACTTATTCAAAGAAGGTGGAAAATATCTTACGATAGTTGAAGGTGAGTGTGATGCTATGGCTACTTATGAGCTACTAGGCTCTAAGTGGGCTGTAGTATCCATTAAACGTGGTGCTTCGTCTGCTGTAAAGGACATAAAAGAAAGCTTAGAATATGTTGAAAGCTTTGATAATGTAGTGATATGTTTTGACAAGGACAAAGCAGGTATCGAAGCAGCTCAGAAAGTTGCGAGTATAATCAAGCCCGGGAAAGCAAAGATAGTTACGTTGCCTAACGGTTTTAAAGACCCTAACGATATGTTAAAACAGGGTAAACATGCAGAGTTTACAAGAGCTTGGTGGGATGCACAGCTCTACACACCTAGTGGTATTATTAGAGTATCTGAAAAGCAAAAAGATTTCTTACACAGAGAACAAAAAGAAAGTGTTCCATATCCTTATGACGGACTCAACAAAAAATTATTAGGCATGAGAGCAGGTGAGCTTGTAACTATTACAGGTGGCACAGGACTAGGTAAATCTAGTGTGACTAGAGAGCTAGAGCATTGGTTGATAAACAAGACAGAAGACAACGTAGGTATCATAGCTCTTGAAGAGGATTGGAAACGTACTGTTGACGGTATACTTTCTATTGAAGCAAACGATAAGCTTTATATAGACAGCGTAAGAAATGATTATGAAGAACATACACTGATTGATATGTTTGATAAAGTCTTTGGCAACGATAGAGTATTTATACATGCTCACTTTGGAGCTAATGATATTGATGCTATTTTTGCAAAACTTAGATATTTGATTGTTGGTTGTGATTGTAAATGGGTTATCGTAGACCACTTACACATGCTTGTAAGTTCTATGATTGAGGGTGATGAAAGACGAGCCATTGATAATATCATGCACAGATTACGTAGCATGGTAGAAGAAACTGGAGCAGGTATAATTCTTGTGTCTCACCTGAGAAGAATTGACGGTAATAAAGGACATGAAAATGGTATTACTGTAAGTCTTTCTCATCTTCGTGGCTCTAATAGTATTGCACAACTTTCTGATTGTGTGATTGCACTTGAAAGAAATCAACAGTCAGACGATGATTTAGAATCAAGAACCACAAGACTACGTATACTTAAGTCCAGATATACAGGTGATGTAGGAATGGCTTGTGCTTTAGTGTACGATAAAGAAACAGGTAGACTTTCAGAGTATGAAGACAATGAGATGTTAAACTCTGCTGATGAAGAGGTCATACCTTTCTAGGAGAAACATATGCAAATAGTATTTGATATAGAAACAGACGGATTAAATCCTTCAGTTATTTGGTGTCTTGTAGCACAAGATGAACACGGAAAGTTCTATCATTTCTACGAAGATACTTTAACTGAAGGTATAGAGTTTCTAAAAAAAGCAGAAAGGCTTATAGGTCATAATATACTAGGGTATGATATACCAGTAATTAAAAAACTTACTGGCATTGATTTGTACCATGCAGATAAAGTTGTTGATACACTTGTTTTATCTAGGTTACTTAATCCAACACGAGAAGGTGGACATAGCCTTGAAAAGTGGGGATATAAATTAGGATTACCTAAAAAAGATTCACCTGAATGGTCAGCATTTACAAAAGAAATGTTATCATATTGTGAAAGAGATGTTGAAATAAATTATAAATTATTTAATTATTTAAGAAAAGAATCTATTGGTTTTTCAAAAGAATGTATAAAGTTAGAACATAAAGTTACACATATTCTTGAGCAACAAAAACAAAATGGATTCTTATTTGATGAAAAAGAAGCTATGCTTTTAACAGCAGAACTATCATCTAAACTAAAAGAAACTGAAGATAAAGTACACGAAACATTTAAACCAATCTGGATAGATGATAAAATGATAACACCTAAATTGAAAAAAAATGGTGAACTTTCTAAACAAGGATTGACAGAACAAGAGTACAATGATATAATAGAGGGTACGCTTGAAAGAAAACCTTTCATGAGAAAGACATTACAAGAGTTTAATCTAGGTTCTAGAAAACAAATCGGACAAAGATTACAAGAGCTTGGTTGGAAGCCAAATAAATTTACACCAACAGGACAAGCTATCGTAGATGAAACTACTCTTAAAAAAATAACACACATAAAAGAAGCACAACTTATAGCAGACTTTCTTTTATATCAAAAAAGGTTAGCCCAAGTTCATTCATGGATAGAGGCTGTAGAAAAAGACAATAGAGTTCACGGTTCAGTTATATGTACTGGTGCTATCACTGGACGTATGGCTCATAGAAATCCTAACATGGCTCAAGTACCTGCTGTTTACAGTCCTTATGGTAAAGAATGTCGTTCATGTTGGATAGTTCCGGAAGGTTATAAGCTTGTAGGTATAGATGCAAGTGGTTTAGAATTAAGAATGTTAGCACACTATATGGCTGACGAGGAGTATGTAAATGAAATTATCAACGGAGATATTCACACAGCTAACCAACAATTTGCTGGACTTAAATCAAGAGATGAGGCAAAAACTTTCATCTATGCACTCATTTACGGGGCAGGAGATGAAAAAATTGGAAGCATCATTAAAGGAAATAGAAACGATGGTAAGCGATTGCGAGAACGGTTTCTTACTGGTCTACCAGCACTTAGAACTCTTAAGGAACGAGTTGATAGAGCTGCGGAAAAGGGATATCTCAAAGGGTTAGATGGTCGTAAGATATTACTAAGACATAAACATGCTGCACTAAATACCTTATTACAAGGTGGAGGAGCAATCGTGATGAAAAAAGGATTAGTTATATTAGATAATCATATACGATTAAATACTTTAGATGCTAAATTTGTTGCTAACATACATGATGAATGGCAGATACAAGTACAAGAATCTCAAGCAGATTTTGTAGGTAGACTTGGCGTAGAAGCTATAGAAAAAGCAGGAGAATATTTTAAGATGCGTTGTCCTTTAACAGGAGAATATAAAATAGGAGACAGTTGGTATGAAACCCATTAAAAGAAAAACGTCTACTATAAATTTTGGTTATACTTTTAATCAACAAACAGGATTGTTAGATGCAATAGAAACTGAATTAAAAGAACTAGAATATGTTGAAAACGAAATACTTAAAAACAATATGTCTTTAAGAAAAGCTTGTGAATATTTAAAAGAAAAAACTAAAAGACACTTATCAGCTCCCGGATTAAAAAAACATATGGATAAAAAATACGGGACAGGAGAGTGGCTATCAAAAGCAAAAGGAGAAATATATATCATATCTAATCCTGCTTGGAAAGGTTGGATTAAAGTTGGTAAAAGTATAAATACAGATAAAAGATTATCACAGTTTCAAGCAGGTTGTCCTTTAAAAGATTTTAAAATTGTTAAAATTATTACAGTAAAAAATCAAATCAAAGCTGAAAAAAAAGTACTTGAGTTTATGAAATTTTTTGCAGAAGATAACAACGGAGAGTGGATAAAAATAAATACAGATAAAGCAATAGAAATATTAAATACTTACAAGGAAAAATATGAAACCTAAAATAGAAGATAGAAAAAAGTTTGACATTGATTTAACTTATGGTACAATAAGAGAAGAAAAAATAGCAGAGATGCTTACCAATAAAAAAATAGAAGTTAAATCTGAAAAAGATTTATGGCAAAACACAGGAAATATTTGTATAGAATATGAGTCATATGGTAAACCTTCAGGTATTAGAGCAACTGAATCTGATTATTGGTTTCATAATCTATGTGTTGGTGATAATGAATTTTGTACATTAGTTTTTAAAACAGACGTACTTAAAACCATAGTAGATAAATTAGATACATTTAGAACTGTAAGTGGTGGAGACCATAACGCAAGTAAAATGTTTTTAGTAAATTTACAAAAACTATTTTCATCGGATGTTATCAAAGCATTCAAGGAATCAGAAAATGAAAAAACTAAATAATTTAGTACCAGACATTTATAAACTTTTAGATTCTTTAACAGAAGGTAAAGAGTTAAAGATATCAGAAGAAATGTATGAAGAGTTTGGAAAAGATATGGCTGATGCTTTAAGACATTGGTCTACTCCTCAAGATAGAACTGAAAAAGAAATGTTGCGTATGTCAAATATAGGTAGACCTGAAAGACGTTTATGGTTTGATGCTCATACACAAACAGAAACAACAGAAAAACTAGAACCTAATATACAAATTAAATTTTTATATGGACATTTACTTGAGGTTTTACTTTTGTTTTTTGTTAAACTTTCTGGACATAAACTTACAGACATGCAAAAAGAAATTACTGTAAACGGAATCAAAGGACATATGGACTGTAAGATTGACGGTGAAGTAGTAGATGTAAAAACTGCATCAGGTTATGCATATAAAAAGTTTAACGAAGGAACATTAAGTGAAGACGATTCCTTTGGTTATCTTGCACAACTTGCAGGTTATGAAGAAGCAGAAGGTACAAGTAAAGGTGGCTTCCTAGTTATGAATAAAGAAACAGGAGAGCTTTGTACTTACATACCTGATGATATGGAAAAGCCTAACATAGTTTCTAAAATAGAAAACGTAAAAGAAATTATTGTAAAAAACGAACCACCTGAACTTTGTTATGAACCTATACCTGAAGGTGCTTCTGGTAATATGAAACTAGCTAGAGGATGTACATGGTGTCCACATAAAATAGAATGCCATAAAGATTCTAATGACGGACAAGGCTTGAGAGTTTTTAATTATGCTAAAGGTCCCGTGTATTTTACAAAGATTGTTAAGGAACCTAAAGTTGAGGAAGTAAAATTATGAATCAAAGAAAATCAAAACAGATAAGAAAACTTTCAGAAAAGTTTGTGGTTGAATGGTTAAAAAGTATGTTAGTAGAAGAAGAACAAAAGAAAGTGAACGTAAATAATTATCAAAAATATTTACCTGAAGATAGTCATTTTTATGCAAATAAAAAACTTATGGTATCTTCATTTACTCCTAGGTGGTTTGCACAAAAAATAAAAAAGGTTTGTAAAAGAAAAGACATTAACAATATATCTTATTCGGATGTTATGTAATGGTTGGTTACAGAAAACCTAGAAAGATTAGACCAAAAGAAAAAGATGTCCCTAAAGGATATGATTCTAAATGGGAACATAAACTACACACTAGTGTTTTACAATCTTGGGAACATCATTCAGATAAAATACCTTATGTAGTAGAACATAATTACGAACCTGACTTTGTTAAAACTATAAATGGTAAAGAATATTTACTTGAAGCTAAAGGTAGATTTTGGGACTACCAAGAATATAACAAATATGTTTGGATTAGAAAATCTTTAAAACCAAATCAAGAGTTAGTGTTTTTATTCTTAAGTCCTTATGCTCCTATGCCTCAAGCAAAACGCAGAAAGGACGGAACAAAAAGAAGTCATGCAGAATGGGCTGACAAAAATAATTTTTTATGGTATAATGAAGACAACTTACCTGAGGAATGGAAATGAAATATAAATTTGATGAAGATAAAATTTTAAACAGTATAAAAGCTTACATAGGTAATACATATAATCAACACTATGCCAATGGTAAATATCAAGCTACCGATATGATAGTAGATTCTGGTCATGGTGAAGGTTTTTGTATGGGAAATATTATGAAATATGCCATGAGATATGGTAAGAAAGAGGGACATAATGATACAGACTTGTATAAAATTGTACACTATGCTATAATAGCAATACATTTAAACAAAAAAGATTGGGATGGAGAAATTAAATAATGGTTGAAGATAAAATAGGAACTAAGCCTTACTTAGGAATTGAAATAGACTATGATAAAGAAAAAGAATTTGATAAATTTAGTTTAGATACACTCAAAGATAGATATTTTTGGGAAGGAGAAACACATGCACAAGAAGCACTTGCAAGAGCCTCCGTCTTCGGAGCAACATTCAAAGGGGATACAGATTTTGAGTTGGCTCAAAGACTTTACAACTACAGTTCCTCTCGTTGGTTCATGTTTAGCACTCCTATACTTAGTAACGGGGGTACCACTCGTGGGCTTCCTATCAGTTGTTTCCTTAATTATGTTCCTGACAGTCGCAGTGGTTTATCTGCTCATTATGATGAGAATATATGGTTGGCAAGTTCAGGTGGAGGCATCGGTGGATATTGGGGCGATATTAGGAGTAACGGTATTTCTACTACTCATGGCAGTCGTTCTACTGGTTCAATTCCTTTCATACATGTAGTTGATTCACAGATGTTAGCCTTTAATCAAGGCACAACAAGACGTGGAAGCTATGCAGCTTACATGGATATATCACATCCTGAGATTGAAGAGTTTATAAACATGCGTAAAGAATCTGGTGGAGATATAAACAGAAAAAATCTTAATCTTCATAATGGTATAAATATTACAAATGCTTTTCTTGATGCTGTACAAAATGATGAAGACTGGAGATTGATAGACCCTAAAACTAATGAAGCTGTTAAAGTTATAAATGCTAGAGACCTTTGGTGGCAGATAATAAATGCTAGAGCTGAAACAGGTGAGCCTTACATGGTCAACATTGATAAATGTAACGAAGCTTTACCTAAACAACAAAAAGATTTAGGATTAAAAATACGTCAAAGCAATTTATGTTCTGAAATAACTTTACCAACTGATGAAGAGAGAACAGCAGTATGTTGTTTATCTTCTGTCAACTTAGAATACTTTGATGAATGGTCAAAGGACGATAACTTTATACAAGATTTAATAACCATGCTTGATAATATAATTCAACATTATATTGACAATGCAATAGATACAACACAACTAGGAGAATATAGTGCGAATTTTAAAAGGTTTAAGAAATATGTTAGGAAAGGTAAAGAAGGCTTTACGAAGTCTGCCTATTCAGCCTATAGAGAAAGGAGTCTCGGTCTTGGTGCTATGGGTTTCCATGCTTCTCTTAAGCGCAGCTCAAGACCTTTCGAGGGCATTGCTGCATCCGGGTATAACTCTCAGGCATTTACTTGCATTAAGCTTAGAGCAACGGAAGCA